GCTGCGGCGACAAACGCGGCGGGCAAGGCGGCCAGCCCAAGCGCCAGCAAGCCCAGCACGCCAAGAACTGGGCCGATGGCGGCGGCGATGGCGGCCCCGGCCACGATGAACCGGCGCATGGGTTCCGGCATTTCCTGAAGCGCTGCGATCACGCCACGCAGGCCCGCGATGATCGGGGGCAGGAAATCGGCGATGATCGCGCCGAACTGTTCCTGAAGATCGCCCCACGCATTGCCAAGCGCGGTCAACTGGCCCGTCAGGGTCTGCGCGCTGGTGGCGGCCTGCCCGCCGTAGAACTGCGCGATTTCGTCCAGGATAAGCCCTTGCGCCTCGGCGACGCGCCCCGTCTCCACCAGGCTTTTGATCACGCTCTTTTGCTGTTCGCTGAACTGGATACCCGCTTTGCCCAGCGCCGAAATCCCCTTGACAGGATCGTTCAAGGATTTGCCTAGCTGGATCGTCTGGCCTTTAAGGTCGCTACCCAGCACCGCCGACAGATCAAGCGCCGCAATCTGCGCACGCTTGAAAATATCGCGCGAGACGTTGCCGAACGTCAGAAGCTGCGCCGTCACGTCCGCCAGTATCTTTTCATCGCCGACGGCGCTCAATTCCTGAAGCGCCGACGCCTCTTTGAAAAGCTGTTCGGCGCTGAACCCCGCCGCCGCGCCGGTCTGGCGGATCGCCTGCGCAACTTGCGCCTCGGCCTTTTCCTGTATCTGATACAGGCCGACCATGTTGCGCGCCGCCAGCGCAAGCGGCGCGGTGACAGCCGCCGACAGGCCCGCGCCGATATTGCGCATGGATTTGCCCGCACTGTTGATGCGGTCGCGCAACGTGCGCGCCGCGCCCTCGACGCCTTGCATGTTCTTGCGCACGGCGGCGAAGGCCGAGGCGGTATCATCCTTCGCGCCGATACGAAAGAACAGATCGCGCACGCTCATTTCATCCCCCTGCCCGGCCTCGCCTGCGCGTCCGCCTCACGGCGCATATCCCACCAGGCGCGCCACAGGCGCACCTCCTCGAATGTCAGGGCGTCAACCTCGGCCAGCGACTTCCCCAGGCGTTCGGCCAGCGCCATGAAGAATTGCAGATCGGCGTCGGCCCTCAGCCGTTTCCCACTTCGTCCGCGCTTTCGCCCGCGATGGCCTTGGCCAGCCGCCCGAGGATCACCGGGCGCACGTTGTCCAGCAGGAATTTCAGCCCTTCATCGGTGCGCGGCACAATCGGCGCGCCGCTTTCGTCTCGGGCGTGGTCACGCACCACCAGCGCCGAGGCTTTCAGATCGTCGCCCTTGGCGCAGTCGCGCATGATCCGGCGCAACGCCCCGGCGGTCGGAACGTCGAAAAAGATGGTCATGTCCAGCTCGGGCACATGCACCGACTGGCCATTGGCGGCGGCCAGGTCTTCCGCCGCCGCCTTCATGAACGCGGTGGTCATACGTCCGCCCCTTCCACCAGCGCGCCGCGCGACTGGAACGTGAAGGACAGCGCGACAAGCGCATCCTTGTCGGCGCCGCGCGTGCGCCCGTTGATGGTGCATTCGCCGGAAATCTTGGTTTTTCCGGCGCCGCGCCCCTCGGGATAGATCGCGATCACGCCTTCAGCGCCGCCGGTCACGGCGAGCTGGCCAGTGTCGGCCTTGTCCCACCAGGCGGCGACGTTGCCGCTCCAGTTGTTAAACATGGCGACGTTCACGCGGAACGCGGAACCCATAACGGTTCCATCGGTAGTGTCGATGTCCTCGGAAACCTCATAGGACGTGATTTGCCCAACTGCGGTTTCGGTTCCGGCGGCGGGCGTGAACGTCACCACGCCTTCGCGGCCCTTGTATAGCGCCATGGCGCAAGCTCCCTTAGATGCGCTCCAGATCGATGCGCACCAAGCCGGAACCGTCCGGCTCCAGCCCGCGCACCCTGTAGCTGATTGCGTTTATGGTCACGGCGTCGCCCTGCGCCGCCGCCTGCGGCATGTCGGCGGCGAACACCACCAGCGACGGCGCCACCGTGGCGACGCCGGGGCCGTCGCCCTGCGCGCGAACCGCGTGCGGCGCGGTGAAAACACCGGTGATCGGCTGCGGCTGGCCGCCCGCTGGCGTGTAGCTGGCAGCCAGCCCGAATGCGCCCGCGTCCATGATCGCGGCGCGCGTGGCCTCATCCTCCAGCATTGCGGGCGGCATCGTCAGGGCGCGCGGGCGCGGGCTTGGGGGGCGGCGGCGTCCGGTTCGGCGGCGCATCCTTGGCGCGGCCAATGGCCAGCGCCAGCCATTCGATCACGCGATACACCTTACCGACGAAAACATCATCGCGCGGCGTGGGCGTGATCGCCACCACCGCCGACGCAACAGCGACAACGGCGAATAGCGCATCAAGGATCGTCGGAACAAGATTGAACAAAGCGTCCAGCATGACGTTCTCCAGCGGTGGAACAGGGGCGCCCGCCCCATCACGGGGCGGGCGCGGCGGCGTCATGGCGACGGATCAGGGAATGTGAACGCCGCGCGCAAAGCTGGCGGCGTGGCGCACCGCGTTGTCAGTGTCCTGAAACGCCGTCACTCGCACGGCGCCCGAGGTGGACAGCGAATAGGGGTCCGCCATCAGGTCCAGACCGCTCCAGAAGCCTTGCACGAAATCGGCCCAGTTGCCGAACCACAGGTTGCCCGGAGCGATCTGCGTGGAAAGCTCGGCGCGCCATCCGGCCAGCGTGGCGCGGTCGATCATCATCATGGCGCTGTCGCCGGCCACCTTGGGCGTTGACATGAGATAGCCCGCCATCGCCGGGTTCATGACATAGGCCAGCGATCCCGCGTCGGCGTTCTCGATGGCGATTTGCGCCCAGCAGTCGATCACTTCCGCCCAAGTCGGCTTTCCCAGCGTCACGAAATCGACGCTTCCAACGCCCGCCGTGTCGGCCAGCCCGTCAGGCGCATCGGCGTCGGCGTCGCCCATGATCGCCGTCTTGTCGATGGCCAGCGCCAGAACCCGCGCCAGATCGCCCCTGATCAGGGCTTCAACCGAAAGCGAAGACTGCAACAGCAGCCGCCGCGAATAGGGCGTCCAGCCCGCAATGGTGTGCGGCGTCAGCGGCACTTGATCGACGGTGAACGCGGTGCTGGGGGGGGCGGTGTTTTCGCCAACCCAGCTTGCCGTCCCGCCGCCACTCTGGCGCGGAATGGCGACGTTACCCTGCAGGCCGTCCAGGCGGGTCGCGCCGAGGCGCGCCAGCACGCTGTTGGCGCGCAGCAGCTCGATAAACGATCCAGCCTGCAGATCGGTGGCGACAAGGTTTCCGCCCGCCGTGGGCGTCCCCACGGTCTGGTCGCGCTGGCCATAGACGTGGCCCGGCTCCAGCACGTCCGCCGGAACCGCGAAGCCTTTCCAGCCGCGTTTCGGCTGCGCCGCCTTGGTGGCGTCGGAAACCTCACGCTCGAAGGCTGCGGCGGCCTGCGCGGCGTGATCGCCGGGGTTCGCCATCGCGTGCAGCGCGCGGGCGAAGCTGAAGCGCCGCGCCTCGGCCTCGGCCATGCCGATGGCGCTGGCCGCGTTCATGCGCGCCGGGGCGTTGTCGCCCAGATGCTCCAGCACCACGCCGCGAAACTCGGCGATGGTGACGCCGCGCGCCTTGGCGCGCTCGCGCACCTCGGCGGCGATGTTGAACTGGGCGCCGATCTTGTCAATTTCTGCGCACCGCTCGCGCTCGGTCTTGCGGGCCTCGGCCAGCATGGCGTCCACGTCGCGGGCGGCGTCGCTGCGCGGCGCGGGGGCCGGGGTCGCGGCAGGCGCGGGGGTCGCGGCGGGCGCGGGCGTCGCCGCGCGCTGATCGTTGTTCTCGGGCATTGCGCCCTCCTCAATGTTGATGGTGATGAATGACAGGCCGTCCAGTCCGGTAGGATCGGAGCGGCCTATGCCTACGCTGGTGTCGGCTGGCGCCGCCACCAGGCTGATCTCGCGCGGGGTCCAGTGTGTCAGGCGAAACACGTCTTCGCCGTCCCGTTCGCCCACGCGCTGATACCGTTCGACGGAATAACGAACGCTGATGTTGCCTAACATCCCCGCCCGCACCTTTGCGAGCGCGTCCTGCGCTTCAGCGTGATCGCCGAACCGCGCCACCGCGCGGCCTTTTCCGTCCACGATGCTGGCGCTTTCAATCACGCCCAGCACCGAACCGATGCTGTTGTGATGATCGGCCAGCAGCGGGGCGCGCCCGGAATTGACCCACGCCAAATCCGCCTCACCCGGCTTGTGGCCAAGCACCTCCCAGCCAAAGACCCGCAAAACCGGTTCTTCGGATGAAAACGACAGCGTGACACGGTTTGCGTCCGCCTCGTCGCCCTCCATGCGCGCCAGCGCCGCCGTGACGCGCTGTTGGCTAGCAGGAACCCTGATTGTTCTTTTCGGCATGTCGCCCTCCTCAGCCCGCGCTTGGCGGCGCGTCAGTCTCCAGCGGCGCGGCGGCGTCCGCCTCCACCGCCGTGGGCAGGTGCAGCCCCGCCGCCGCAAGCGTGCGCATGTCGGCGGCGTAGCGGCTCACCAGCTCCTCGAAATCCTGCCCGCGCTCGGCGGCCAGATCGCTCGGCGCGGCCAGCTTGTTGCGCAACAGCGTTTCGGCGGTGGTGGCCTCCTCGCGCGGCGTGATCGATTGCCAGCCCCGCGCCCGCCACACCGCCGGGCGATACCGCTCAAGGCTCTCCAGCCGCAGCGGCGCCAGCGCCTCGTTCACCAGTGCGGCGTCCAGCCACCTGTTGAACACCCGGCCATGAAACGCGGCGCTGAACCACGCATGAAGCGCGCGCCATTCGTCTCTCTCCTCGGAAAGCCCGGCGCGCAGGCTGGCGAAATTGGCTTGGCTCAGATCGCCGGTGGCGCTGGCGTAGCTTGTGCGCATCCCCACGGTGGCCCCGCGCAGCATGTGCGCCACGAATGGCGCAAGCTCGGCGCTTGGATAATTCGGATCGAATGGCGCGATATCCCAGCCTGGGGGCAAAACGCCGGTTTCCCCCGCCGCCACCTCCTCAATCGGCGATTGATCCCCGCCATCGGCGGCGGGCGTCGGCGCGTCATCGTCAGGCCGCTTGAAAAACACCATCTTTGAAGCGCCGTAGCGCGCCGCCGCCAGCGCCGCCTCCTCGAACTTTTCGATCATGTTCAGGCGGCGCAATGCGGTGTGCAGCCATGGCCGCCCGATGGTCTGCAATGGCTCCTCAGGCAGAAACAGGTGGATCACGTTCGCGGCCGGAATGCGTTCGCGCGCGCCGCGCCGGTGTGTCGCCTCGGCGTCGCCGCGCGGCGCGGGAAACATATGATAGGCCACGGCGCGGTCGCTGGCGTCGCACTCCACCCCGTTGCGGATATAGCCGCCACCGCGCAGGGCGCTGGCGTTCATCCCGATATCCAGGTGATCGATCGATAGCACCTGAAGCCGAAAGCCGAACCGGCCCATGGCGCGGCTAGTGACGATCCGCGCCAGAAAGTTTCCCTCGCTCGCCACCGCCTTGATCGCCAGCGCCTGAACGTCGCGCCAGCTCAGCCGCCCGCACAGCGTCGGCTCCCCCCACGCGCCCCATTGCGCCCAGCCCCGTTCGATCACGCCGCGCGCCAGCGCGTCGGGCGCGGCCCCGTCCCTGAACGTCACTTGGCTTTGCAGCGCGATACCGCGCGGCCCGACAACCTGTCGCGCCACCATCCCAAGATAGCCGCGCACATAGTCGTTATTACGCGCCGCCTCGCGCGAATGCGCGATCAGGCCGGGAAGGTCGCGCGCCAGCACGCTGGCGGGCGCGTGATCCGCCATAAGGAACGGCGCCAGCCGGTCGGGGCGGGCGGCCCTGTAGGTGCGCGCGCCCGCCTGCGGCGCATCCTCTGGCGCTCGGCCCGCCGCCTCGGCGCGGCCTGCGCGCACGCGGATGCGCGGCTTTCCGGGCGTGGTCTGCGTCATGTGAATTGCACCCTTGTGGTCGCGATGGTCGCGCCGCCGCGCTCGCGGCGCACCAGCTCTGCGAAGAGGGCGCGCGCCTTCAGCAGCACGTCCATGGGCGTGCGGCTGATGCTGCGGCCCTCAATGGTGAAGGCGTCGGCGTCGGCGGTGGCGCGCTTATCAAGCGTGGCGTCGATTGCCGCCAGAATGCGGGCGTTCACGCTGCGCCCGTCCGCCGCCGTGGCGCTGGCCGGGTCTGGCCTGATCTCCAGATATCCCGCGCCGACGCTATGGCGCGACGAACCGTCGCCCACGGTCGCGGCCCATGCCCAGCGGCCCGGCGCGAACAGCGAAGATTGCGCTGGCGCAACCGTGACCGCGAAGGCCGTGGCGGCGATGGTCTGCACCGAACCGCCCGCCTCGGGCGACAGGTGATAGGACAGGCTCCACCCGTCCGCTTGCGGCCACGCCTGCGCCAAATCTGGCCGCGACCATGCCCATGTGTCGCCCGCCGTCAGGGTTTGCGGCTCGCATTCTGTCGTATCGCCAGCCATGGCGCGCCCCTTGCTTTGATGATCAGCGGCGCGCCCTGCGGCGCGCGGCCAGAAGCGATTTCATCGCCGCGACGTG